AGTACGCTGATGGCAAATTTGCAACGGTAGATGGTAATGTTAGGTTAATAAAACTTGAATAATGAAAGCAGTTATATTAAAACTATTACATCAAAGCTATGAATTTTTTGCCGTTGCATTGACTACTGGCTTCATTGCTTCGTTTTTCATCCCTATTCAAGGCTTCCTACTGTTTACGGTTGCCGTTGTTTTTGCGGATACTATAACGGGCATCAAGGCTGCAAGGAAGGAAGGTCAAAAGATAAGCAGCAAGGGATTGTATAGGACAACGGAAAAGATAGTCGTTTATTTTGTAGCCATCCTCATATTTGAAGGTGCTAAAAATACTTTTAATATCCCTTTCCCGATTACTTACATGGTTGCAATGATGATATCCGGAACAGAGTTATTTAGCGTTGCGGAAAATATTAAGCGAATAACGGGCGTTGAATTAGGGACATTAATAACAAGATTTTTTAAAAAGTAACCATTAAATTAATATATATGTCAAACGAAGTTTTAGGAGTAAAAGAAACAAAAGAAGTTTTAAATTTCGGTTTCGATTTATTGGAGGCAATCATTAAATCTTTAGAAGACAAAAAGTTTTCCATTGTTACCGATTCACCTCGTTTTGTACCTGTTATTTTCTCAGCTGCAAAAGCATTTGCTGGCATTGAATTAGTTAAACAGGAGTTAACTGACCTTACACCTGAAGAACAGGATGAACTTGTATCCGAGTTAAAGCAAAGATTTGACTTAAAAAATGATGCTGTTGAATTACTTGTTGAGGATGTTTTAGACCATGTTTTTGCAACCATTAAACTTGCTAAAAGATTTCAATCTATTAAGCAGTAAAATATAGGCGCAGAAGAATCGCTACCTTAGGCAGCCGAGGGGAGTTGATTAATTTCTTCTCCCCTTAAAAAAAAAACTATGCTTAAGAAAATATTTCCCAATACACATGAATTTTTAGATTACCAAATTTATCAAAAGGATAGGTATTTTTTATTTATATCAGATGTGCATTTAGATAGCGTGCATTGTGATAGAGTAAAATTAAAACAGCATCTTGACCTTGCTTTAGAACGAAACGCAATAGTATTTATTTTTGGTGACTTGTTAGACCTGATGCAAGGCAAATACGATCCTCGATCAAATAAAGCAGATTTAAATCCTAAATACAATACTGCAAGATACATAGACGAAGTTATTAATGATGTGGTAGAATTTTTAACTCCTTATAAATCCATACTTGCTTTCTATTCACCTGGCAACCATGAAACAAGTGTTGAAAAACGCATTGAATACGGAATAGTTGACAAGATTTGCGAAAAGTTAGAAATGTCACAAGGCAATTATTCGGGCTATATTTATTGTAGATTTTTTGCCTATCTTGAAGAAGGTACAAAAGTACCTTTGATTATAAGTTTCCACCACGGTTACGGAGGTGGGGGCGCGGTAACGCGTGATAGTATTAGTACAAATAGAAAAGCAGTTTACCTTCCAGATGCCCAAATTGTTATTTCTGGTCATACTCACGACAGATGGATAATACCAATTACACGTAGCCGTATAAGTCGTTACGGGGAAAGCATAGACCAACAATGGCACATAAAAACGGGAACGTATCAAAACGCACCAATAGATTTTAATGGCTATGCTATTGAAAAAGGATTAGCACCTAAATCTGGTGCTGGTATATGGATGAAATATACTATTGGTTCTGACCATAAATTAAATTACAATTTTCAATTTGCAGAATGAAACCAAATGATTTTTTAATATGCCTTGACGCTGGCCATGGTGGCATCAAGGCAGGCACGGGCCCAGAGAAATATGTTACATATCCATCAAAGTGCTTCCAGCATCGTACAGGTAAATTTCATTCCTATGGATGGTTTTTTGAAGGTGTTTTTAATAGGTCATTAGCTAACTATTTGGAGCAATATCTTTTAGACTATGGCTTTCAGGTAAAAAAGATATACGAACCAATAAACGATACAAGCCTTAACAAACGCTGCCAGCTTGCATCATCTTATTCCAGTGTAGCAAAGCATAGCATCCTTGTTTCCATTCATGGCAATGCAGCTGCAACAACAACTGCAAGAGGATGGGAAATATTTACATCTCCTGGTGATACTAAGTCGGATCAACTTGCAACTGCCATAGGCGAGGAAGTAAAAAAGGCTACACCTGGATGGGTGCATAGGAGGGATTATATTGATGGAGATTTAGACAAAGAGGCAAGGTTTCAAATGCTTACCGGTGTATCAATGCCTGCGGTTTTGACAGAGAATGGATTCTTTACAAATTATGGAGATAGTTGTTTAATGATAGATTTGACTTGGCAGCAAAGCATTGCGAAAGCTCATGCAAAAGGCATCTTGGAATATGCGGTCAAAGAGGGAGTGCAATGGGAATAAAAAAAGGCGCAAGTATCTCTCTTGCACCTCTCAAACACCTTCTTAAACACTAATTAACAACTATCTTATTGTATATTATTTCCAGCATTCTTATAGCTGATTCTTTTGTTTCTGGCTTTTCTTTTGTATTTTTTATTATTTGATATAACAAAGATACCATTCTTTCAGGATTCATGTATTCATAATATTTTTTACCATTTTCATCTAAGCCATTGTAAAATGTTAACAATACATTTACTGTACCAATAGTGTTGTTAAATTTTATTGGCTTTGGATATTTATGAAATATTTCACTACATATATCAAGTTCCTTTTTACCTAATAATCCATCCTTAGTTGCCATGTTGTCCTATTTTTAAAAGGGTTAATTTTGTTTTTTCTTGCCTCATGCGCTGCTCTATAATTCCTAAGAACCATTTATCTTGATTGCGGTTCTCTTTCATAGTTTCGGCAAAGTAGATTTTCTCTAAGTTGTGAAGCCGTTTTCTTAATACTTTTTCCTGCATCATTTGTAATAGCTTTTAGCAATTAACGCTAATTGGAATGCGTCAATTTCATCCTGTGATAATTTTTTGTTTCCAGATACTTCTAATTTCATTCCTTTGATTACGGACATAGCAAAGTCTAATGTCCATTTCTTGCCTTTCTCTTCCGGTGATATACCTTTTACTGTATGTCCATAAAGTTCCAACCAATCAATAGTAAATCTACTGGCTCCTTGGTTCATGCCAACATTGCGGCTTATCTTTGTGCGTGACCTACCATCGACATATTTGCGAAAGGTAATATTTTGTAAGCTCGAATCTTCCACAACCACAACAATATCCATTGCCCATGTCAATGCGTCTTTTGCCCAGTCGGCAAGTTTTTTGTATCTTCCAAAGTACAATTTATAATCATCAATAATGCAAACGGCAAAGCCATTTAGTCGCATACTGGGATCAATACCTACATACTTTTTTACCATTGTATTTTTTTGTTTACAAAGTTCTTTTTAGAATATCGCACTAAGAATTTAAGTAAATCTTTATAATCGTAATATTTGCCTCTGTAATACCATAGCTGTTTGCTTTTAATATATTTCATCGTCTGCGTGCCATAGGTCATAAAGAGGTCATTGTCTAAGTGAGACCTGGAATAGCCATCCCAGAAGTTCCAGGATGTCAAAAAATCAGTAGTTATTGTGTCAATATAGTGCTGCTCCTCGTTAGTATCATAAAATGTCCTTTCTAATTTATCACCTCCAATTTTCTCTACACTCATGTAATTATATGCCATAAAGTGATTCTTTTGCGCTGGCAATACATACACAACAAACATAAAGCAGATAGCCATTGTAAATTTAATTGGATGCGAGGTTGTGGCGTTCATTTTAAGCGCACTTTCTTTTGGCTTCGGTAGATTGCGCTTCCTTGGTTCTTTCACGCCAATACCATAGGCTTCTATGCCTTTCTCAATGAATTGTATCTCCAACACATATCCAAAGCAAATGATTGCACCAATAAAAAAGAACATTGCCCAAAACTCTGCGCCAGTGCTTTTGCCTTGTATGCTAAACCAAAGCTCCAACAATGCTATAACCGTGGCAACTGCTGCAACACGAGGAGGATATTTACTCCGCTTGTCAGATGGGTTAAGAAAATCAATAAACACAATGGCAAACCTGCCAAACTGCAACATTAGAGAAGCAGGAATAGAAAGGAGCAGCGGAAGGGGAAGAAAGTACACGTTAAGAGCTGCGGTAATAAGGTAGGTAAGAATAATACCTGTAAAAATAATCTTTGGCATACTGGATGTAATATCCTGAAATAGCCATTCAAAGTTTTGATTGTTAAAATTCTTTTTCATGTTTGTGATGTTTTAATTGTTAATCATACACAAATATACAAAGTATAATTATAAATCATAATAAAATAAAAAAAAAGTGGGAAATAAAATATCTCCCACTTAAAACGCATCACAAAACTACTTCCCAAAAATCTCTTCTCGCCTTTTGTATATTTCATCATTTGGCACAATCGTTATTTCTTTTGCGCTTGTTTCTATTCTTAACTCTTTAAATTTTTCTATTGCCTCTGTTACATTATTAGCAGCTACACTTACTATGCCTTCTTTGTACTTTATTATAAACCGATTTGTCTTAACTTCCATTAGTACCATTTTCTTATAAGGTCAACAATGTAATAGATAACATACATTAATGTTACTATAGCTCCAGCAGCAACAAAGCCACGAGCTAATAAGTCATAAAACTTCTGATTGTCTGGTTTCATAATTATTTATTTAGTAAATATGCAATCAAATTTGTTAACAATCTTAATCCTGCTAATAATGCTATTAAAGATGAAATAGCAAAACCAAGCCAATACAATTTTTCTCTATTCTTTTCTGTCATAATTCTTTATTTATTTTTAAGATCATGCCATTCCGCTTTAAGTCCTTCAATTTGCTCTTCTAACTCTTCAATCTTATCTTCTAACTTTTCATGCGCTTCTTCAAGTTCATGAATTTCTATAATTAAATCATCAATTACAGACTTAATATTATCTTTAGCATCATACGCTTGTCTTTCTAAAAGTGAGTTATACATTGTTTTTGTTTTAGTTTTTAAAAATTGCCTGTCTTTCCAGGCTGTCAATTCATCCTCTGACGCAATTAGGTGTAAAGAAATGCTTAATTAAATAAGAACATCACTTAATTCCGAGGTCTGCAAATGTCTTTAAGTAGTCATGTGACCTACTAATATTCTTTCTTGACGAAACGAACTTAATAAAGTTCGATAGTTGTCACTGGTGATAAGTAGCAGCTGCTTCACGGCTCTACATTGCTCAAAGATTGCAGTGGCCTTGGGATATTTTCCTTTGACATAGTAATCTGTCAAAGTAGAAGAGTGCTTAATTCTTTTATACTCCTCCTCTGCCATGTCTCGGATGCACATCATTAGTAGTTGTGAGTAAATGCTTTCATTCATGCCTGAAATAACGGTGTAGCGGCTGTAATAAGCGGATAACTGCCGGAGAAACTGGTCGCAAGAATCAAGGTCTTCTCCGCTTGGCGCTGTACTTATCCATGCGTTCACCTCATCGGAAAAGGCTTTAATTTCCATCATTTGAGCATTGTACTCTTTCACTTTGCGTCTTTTACCGTTAGCAATGTAATTGTCTTTGTTTCCTCTGTTGCTACACCGTAAAGTATTTCTTGTTTCTTTTGTGCTGCCAGTTGCTCCTCTCTTTCTTGTAGTTCCTTGCTATGGGTATAAAACTTTTTCTCATAAGTGCTATAACTTAATATCTTATCGTTAAATTTTTTAGTATATCTACTATTTTGCAACTTATCTTCTATTTTTTTTCTAATAATATCTCTTTGATATGTTGCTTGTTTAATAAAAATATCTAAATCAGTATATGTTTCTGTTAAAAAATATATTTGCCGATCACAATGCAGCTCATAGGCTTCAGCTATTTCTTCCGCTGCTTTTCTTATTCTGCTATCTGTTTCTACAAGATCAATCATTGAAAAGGTATGTTGGTATGTTTCATGCACATCTGTCCATTCCATGCCTTTCCCTTTTATTCTTGTCTTATAATAATCAATAAAACAAGTTGGAATAATTCCTTTTTGGATAAATAAAATTAAGCTATAAGCCTTCATTTGCAGGCTATTTACAAGGCGATCTTGTGTCCATGCAGCAGTGCCGGTTTTAAAATCTCTGATAATTCCAAAGTTTTCAGAGGCATTGTCAATGTAGCCAATAAATTTAAAGTCTCCAAAATCATGATCCAATTTGTATTCTACATGAGGATACAAAAGTATATTCTGTAAAAAGTTAGGTGGAAAATTATATTCTCTTTGCTCACCTTTGACGTAATCCTCAATGTCACTGGCAAACTGCTTGCCAAATTCCATCATGGAAGATGGTGCATCCGATATGTTTAGGAAATACCTTTTCATGTAAGCAGATGGATCAGTCTCCCAAAGGTTTATTTGGGAGATAGAAAGGTGTGGTCGTGGTAATTTAAGCATTTTCTTCTAGTGTGTAAGGTGTGTTTAAGAATTTTGTTATATCCCAAATAATCAATTGTAATGATTTATCAAATTGTTCCTTATCTAAATCAACTTTATCTTTTTCATAAACAATAGTATTAATTACTAAAGCTAATCTTGTACTACTTTTAAATGCCCAACTATTTATTTCTTGTGTAGAGTGATCATAATATTCTACTCTTAACGATGTTTTTTTTTCTAAATCCATTTTGTTTTGTTTTTGGCGTTGTTAAAAAAGAGGCAGCGCAATTACTGCCTCATAATGAGTCATCTCAATTTTTGGAAAACCTGAATAAATATTGTTGACGTTGCAGCCGTTGCACTTTCATGCGGCACTCCGGCCTCACTTATCTTATTGTAAATGTCAATGTATGCCTGCGTGTAAATTGCAGACATTTCAAAGACTATGGCTGCAAGGTCTGGCTTCTCTGCTATTTGTTGCTCAATTACTGCTACTCCTGTCGGTGCTGGCATTGTTTGTGACTCCTCCAATACCTTGTACTTTCCATTGTCATCTATTAACGTTATAGCTTGCCCAGACTTATATCTCTCTATGACATCACCAGGCTTTCCGTACACTCTGACTTGGCTTTGATCCTCCAGAGTTACGAGGATGTTTATTGAAAAGCCGTACTGCCCTTCCCTTGGCGCACCTGCTCCATATTTTACAATGCCTTTAGTGATTTTCATAGCTATCTTCTTTTTGGCAGTCATAAATCTCTTGATTGTACCTATCCCAAATGCCTGTGAGCTGCTCGGCTATCCAAGGCACATCCAGTGCCTCGTTCATTATTTCGACAAATAACACTTGCTGGGCATCGTCAAGTAATTCAAAGCGGAAGATCCTGCAAATGGCTTTGTCAACATCTTCCTCTGTTGTGCCTTTGATCTTGTAGTCATCCATGAGGTAGGATGCAAATCTTTTACTAATGTCGTTCATGTAATGCGTTTTTTAAAATAATGTAATTTGAGATTTTAATGATACAACAGATTTTAAATTAGTTTTAGCTAAATCATAATAGCTTTCTTTTAATTCAAAACCTATACCTTTTCTATTCATTTTTACAGCTTGATATACTTCGCTTCCAATTCCCATAAATGGAGTGAAAACAGTATCTCCTTTATTTGAATACAAATGAATTAATCTTTCAATAGTATCTAATTGTAATGGACAAATATGTTTTTCATCATTTTCTTCTCTACCATTCCTGTAACCTTGTAATGTATTTCCATAATTAATATCCATCCATACAGGTGAAGCGTATTTTTGCCACAAATCAACACTTAGCTCAGTATTTTTTACAGGATTACTTCTTTCTCCATCCTTTCTAAAAATCATAACATAATCAGGAATACCAACTCTGGACATGGTGGAGTCTTTTTTTACTTGTTTGTGCAACAATCCTAAAGCCTTAGTTCTTTGCATTTCAACAACTGGGTCTTTCCAAATTGTAATTCTACTTGCGTAAATAAAACCAACTTCTTCAAATGATTTTAAAATCATTCCTGAAAAGTCTCTTAATCCAATATATCCTTCTTTGCCTTTTTGGATAGGCAAATCCATACAATGTACACATACATTCCTGCCTTGCATCATTACTCTATGTAATTCTTTTATTAAAAAATTAAATTGAGTTAAAAATTCATTATAATTTTTTGAGTTACCCATATCTTCAATGTGATTTGAATAGGTATATAATTCAGCGAAAGGTGGGCTAAAAACAGATAATCCTATACTTTCATCTGGTAAATCTTGTATTAACTGAACTGAATCACCTCTTTTAATATTATACCATTCGTTATTTTCATGAGAAATATCAAATACTTTTGAACTCATTATACTTCCAGATAAATTTAAATTTACCGCTTTTGCCATTTCTTCCTGCATTAATAAAAATTGTTTTTGTTTGTAATCAATCGCTTGTTTAACATTACTCATTGTATCGGTTGTAATCAAATAAATGTTAACTTCATTTTTTTGACCAAATCTATAAGACCTTCTTATTGCCTGATACAATCCCTCAAAAGAAAAATCTAAACTTGCAAATATTTGATTATTGCAATTTTGATAATTCATTCCAAAACTTGCTATCTTAGTTTTAGTAATTAATATTCTAAATTCATTGTTTGCAAATCCAAGTAATTTTTCTTTTTTCCATTCATTAGTATCACTACCTTTTACTTCTATTGCCTCAGGAAGTAATTTTTTAAGTAGTTCACCTTCTTCATTTTGTTTAATCCAAATAATAAAATTTTCATTTGGTTTAGAGTTTATAATGCCAACTACTTCATCAAGTCTTTCTATTTTAGTTAGTCTTAATTCGCTATTAAAATTTGTAGCTGAAATTATAGCATCATTAAATAGTTGTCCATTCTGCCTTTTTGGAGTAATTATTTGATTTTCTAATAGGTTTAATTGAGGAAGATTATAGCCATTCATCTCATATCCTATATCCATTGGCTTACTAAGCATAATAGACCATGTACCAACAAATTGATAGAATAATTTTGTAGCATGACCTTTAAGCCTCCATTTTGCCGTTTCTCCACCATCATGAATAAAATACATTGATAGCATTTCATTTCTTGTCATTACGTCTAAAAATTCAGAATGATTACCAAGTTCCATTGGATCATTTGGAGAAGGCGTTGCAGTACAAGCTAATTTATATGGAGTAAATTTAAAATTATCTAAAATATCCTTTTTTGTAGCACCTTCGTAATTTTTTAAAATACTACTTTCATCAAGTACTATCCCAGAATATTGATTAACTAAAATATTATCTAATTGCTCGTAATTTATAACATCAATATTAGACATATCAATACCAAATTTAACTCCTTCTTGTTTTGTTTGACCAACAACAGCTAATGGAGCTAAAATCAATACTTTGCTATTTGTGTGTTTACATACTTGATTTGCCCATTCTAATTGCATCAATGTTTTGCCTAATCCACAATCGGCAAAAATGGCATACTTACCAGCTTTTAAGGCTCTTTTAACAATAAATTTTTGAAAGTCAAACATTTTATTATTTAACATTTCATTATCTATATCAAACCCACTATTAATGTGTGTTTTTTGTTTTGTTTTTAAAAATTCAAGATAATTTGTCATTTAAGTTGTTTTTAGTGGTAAAAAAATAGGGCAGTTTGGGGACTGCCCTGTAATGTTTGATTAATTTACTTTTTAAAATATTCTTTCATTGCATATTTAGCAACGATTTTAATTTTATTCTTATCCCATTGTTTGTCTGAGCAACCGTAATATTTTACAGTATATTCAACATTTGCAACATATTTTTCGTCAGACAATAAATTTTCTATGTTACGATAAGCTTGTTGTAGTTGGTTTAAAGTTGTCATTTTTGTTGTTTTTTAAGGTGATTTATCGTTTGTTTGTTTCGATATGTAAATATACAAAGTATAATTATAATATACAAGCATAATTAAAAATAAATGTAAATTATTTTTATTTTTTTATCACCTTCCTCCACACTGCCAACTTCTGCGCAATTACCACTGCCCTTTTCATGTTCCCTTGCTCAATGATCTTTGCATGACTGCGGATGGTCATTAAGTCCAATGACTCTGGCGGCTCTTTAAGTGCAATGGCCTGGGCCTCATCCCACAACGCTCTCTTCTCTCCTTCCTCGTATGTTATCATATCAAACTTTAGGCACATATCATACCAGTATAGAGGCACATCTTCCCAAGTCTTTCCGGTAAAGTCTTTAATCATGGTTGGAAATTCTGCGTACAACTTCTCCCTTTCCTTTTGCCCTCTTTCTTCCATGTCCTTCTGGTGTCTAAGGTCTGCAATTTCATTGTCATGGCTTGCAATGATTCTTCTCCGATATACCATGTATCCATTTAGTATCTTTCCAATTGTGTGCATATTTGCCTTGCCGTAAAATTTAATGTCATCATCCAGTTCTAAAGTTTCTGCGGAGAACATACGAAAAGCTATTTCAATCTCATTGGCTGCTATCTGCCCAAAGGTCTTAACTATCTCCTTGGCTATGTTGGCATAGAAGGCAAGGTCGCCATCAATGCCGTACATCGGAAAAACGGAGCTGATTACGTTCAATGTTTGTTTGTACGCATCCTTCTGGTCAAGGTTGGCAATGCGGTTGGATCGGGCAGTGATGATTGCCTGCTCGTCAGAGTTGCGTGGTTGGTACTGTGTTAAATTACTCATTAATAAATTGTTTTAGTTTGTGATAGCTTCTTTGGTATTCAATGTATTTCTGCCTTTGCTCCCTGCTCATGGCATGGTACTTGGCTCGGAGGCGTAGGTTCTCGCGTTCGCGGATCTTCTTGTAAGTGTATTCGTTCATGGTGGCGCGGTACTTCTTCATGTACTCACGCATATAAGCGTTGCGGTCTTGCTTACATTGCATACAGTCCAATATTTTTTATTTCAATTTCAACTTCTTCCCAATATTCGTGTGCTTTGTATTTTTTTTCATCCCACTTCTCTTGCTGCATTTGCATTGCAAAAAACAGAGCGCATTGTTCCGCGAGGATGGAAACAAGGATTTCATTTCCTAATTCTCCTCCGACATTCTGGATGATGATATAGTAGTGGTCAAAGAGCTCCTTGGCTTTTTCTTTGGGTGTTTGTTTCATAAGCTTTTAAGTTCATTTTTTACATGAATCCAATATTCTAAAGTTCCTTTGTCGTGATATTCTTGTAATGTAAATCCATTTATTTCAAGTATATCTATTATTTCATCAACTGCAACCAATGCAAATTGCTTAGCTTTAGATGAATCAATGTGTTCTATCCAGCCTTTAAATTCATCTAAGAATTTTGTGCATATAGTAAATTTATTAATTAATTCAACTGCCTTTTCTTTAGGTGTTTGTTTCATTCTTTTAAGCTTTGTATATATTCAATCGTATTAAAAATACGATACACAATTTGCGGCACTACGGCATTTCCGTATCCTTTGATGCTTTCGTTTCGCCACTTTGAAAAGGTAATATTGTCCAATCCGTGGGAAATCCCATCATCTCCGCTACAAACAGGGGATTGAGTTGGGAAGTTGTCCCACGCGGTATTCCAGATATTTCGTGAGCTTGTACTGCTAAATCTGATTTCCCTTTCCAATTCTCCGATGGGCCCGCACTTCCTTTCCAATCGGATACTATCGGTGTAGGTAGCATCCCCATCTTCGCTAATGTCGTTAAATCGTCCATCTTCCCTTCCTCTATTCTCTGATGACTGTTCCCTTGTCCTTTGACTCTCGGTGTCGGTAGCATTCCCGATGCCATTGCTCTGGTCAATGTCATTGAGTGCATTGAACCCTCTTTTATTTGCGTTGATTTCATCGTTGCCGTTGCGTTCGTCGAATCCATGCAAGTCGGAGTTGGGAGCATCCCGTTGTTTGCCATCTGGGGTAAACTTATCCCAAATCTCACACCCGTTTTTAGACTTATTGATTTCCCGTCCGTTAATACTCTGCCCTCGTTTGTTGCATTCATTACCGTTGGAGTGGGCAGCATCCCGTTGTAAATCGCAAAATCTGTTATTGAAAATTGTCGATGTGTTCCTGCTTTGTTCAGCCGTGTGTATAATGGAAGATTGTTCTCCCTCATTTGTAATGCTAATTCCGGTCTTCCTCTCTGCATTGTGTCTGGAGTTGGCCACAATCCAAAGTCTTTCCCTTTGGTGAGGTGCGTTGATCCCCGAAGCTGGAATAATAAACGCTTGGACTTCATATCCAATATTTTCCAAGTCAGCACACACCTCGTGGAAAACCATCCCTCCATTCCAGTTAAGTAATCCACGAACGTTTTCGCCCACAACCCATTGTGGTTTAACTTCCCGAATAACTCGGAGCATTTCTGGCCAGAGGTGTCTGTCATCTTCCTTGCCAAGTCGCTTCCCGGCTGCGCTATATGGTTGGCAAGGGAATCCGCCTGAAATAATGTCAACTGTTCCGCGGTACTTTGTAAAGTCTGTTTTTTTAATGTCTTCATGGCATTCTGCATTTGGCCAATAGTGATTTAATATTTTACGGGGAAATTCTGCTATCTCACAATGAAATATATTCTCCCATCCCATCCAGTCTGCGGCAAGGTCAAATCCACCTATACCACTAAATAAGCTTCCGTGTTTCATGGTTGATATTCATTTACAAGTCTTTCAATCTCCTCCTGCCTGCGCTTCTCCTGTGCGGCAGGGTTGTTAAAATGCCACTTTGTATAAATAGAATTGGCATTGCTATAAATTATTGATATGCTAAAATTATTCCTAATATACTTATCACCAACATGCCAAGCTGCCTTGGTGAAAGCGGAAACCATTTCATCCATTGTTCCCTCAACAACGGCAATTTGCTTTATCCATGATATTAATTTTTTGCAGTTACTCCCATCTTTCGCACTCATAATGTAATTGCCTTGCTTGTTCTTTGGCAAAGTAACCTTGGCGCAATTTTCGTACGCTTGGCAAAAGGCAATGAAGGCGGAGTAAGTTTCTGTATTTTCTTTGTCTTTTAACGCAACATTAACTTTTTCTTTAAAACCTTGCTCATGGGAAATGGAATCATGGATAGACTGCCTTGCAAAACTATTTTTTATTTTTGGTTGAGGAGGCGTGAAAGAATTTTCACAACCTTTATAATCTTTATTATTATCTGTTTTATTCTCTGTATTATTATGTTCACGTTTTCGTGTAGGCTGCTTTGTTGTTTTCGTTAAGTCTGCTTTCACGTTTTCGTTAAAGCTGCTTTCACTTATCTGTGTTCGCAGTCCTCTGTTTCTTCCATCAAAAAACAACTGAATAATAAATCCTCTCTTTTTTAAGTCAACTATTATATTAGCTACCCTACCTTCTGACAACTGCACAAATGATGCTAAGTATTCATTAGAGGCAAAGCAGCCGCGGTCGGAGTTGTCCAGGGAGTCAATTTCAACTAATAATATTTTTTCTATTATAGATAAGTCAGTGTTGAGCCATATCTCTTTAGGTATCCATACACCTTTAAAGTCTCTATTTTCTTTCATTGTTTACTAATTTTACTAACAATGTAATTAATTACTTCTGCGTCAAATAATTTATTAATGACTCTTATAAAATCATCTGGTGTTTGTTTAACACTAATAGTTGGTTTTCTTAATCCTACTTGAACCATTGCAGCATTGGCAGAAATTTCTTTTGCTATAACTTTATTTGCTAAATCTACATGACCAGACTTAGTTAGTTTTTCAATAGAATAATCTACTCTGTTGCCTTGTATTGTGTTTCGTTTATTAATCTCATTACTAACAATGTTAGTAATGAGATTTGTATTTTTATATTTATAATCACTTCCTCCTAATCCTTTACTCCATAAATCTCTATGTTTTACAAGAACATCTTCATGGTCACGAAAGTATTTTTGAAAGTCACTATCTGTACTTCCTAATCCACCTTCTAATATCGGTGTCTCAATAAATGCTTTGTAAGCTTCATGTCTTGATCGTTTATTTAAAATGTCATTAAAAGCATTTTGCTCTATCATTTCAAAGTAATGTTTCTTTGCACTTTGTACATTATGCAATCCACCATGGTATGATTTTATAAAATATTTTATACTAAAATCTAATGGTGTTTTACTTTCTGTAAATCTTACTTCTGAAGCCATATTGGTAAAGTTTTAGATTCATTAATAGTAGTTGATAAAGCATTAAGCCATTCCAATTTATTTTTAAGTTGTTCAAATGTCATGTCTTTTGTATTTGTCCTATTTTCATATACATACCTACCATTAATTGATTTTTTTAAATCACCAATAATAGTTGTGTTAATAGATTTTGACTTTAAATTTTTAACTATTTTATATGACATTGAACCTACTAAAGTATCAATTTTTGCAAGTAATTCATTCCTGGATAACTCTTGTTTATGTATAATTGCTTTCTCTTCAAATATTTTACCAAGATGTTCTTTTATAATATCAGTATGCTCTGAATTATTTTTATCAATTATAATTCTTTTATCTGATTGTAAACTATCCTTTAATCTTAAAAACTCTTTTTCTGGCAAATTATTTTTTTGCCATTCTTTAAATAATACATCTGTAATTTGATTAAATAAATTATACTCATAAATAGGTAAGTCATTCCAATTATCATCATCTTCTGTAGGTTCATCTATTTTACTATCTCCGGTAAACTCTGTTCCTTGCCATGTAATTTCTGATAATTGTTTTATAGTTTCTAATGCTTTAGAATCTGTAGGAACGTAAACATAACCAAAATCATCATCATAATTTTCTATCATGTAATTTCTTCTCATGGCTCTCATTATTTTTTGCACAACTTGATTACCATTATATTGAAGAGAAAGATAAATAATAATACTTGATTGAGGATTATCAAAACCTTCTCCTGCAACAGATACTTGTACTAAACATGGTATTTCACCATCTTTATATTTTATTAATATTTCTTTATTGTCAGATAATTTTCTGCCATTAACACCAGTGCCTATCCAATTAGCAAAATTAGGTCTCATATCATTAATCATTTTACAATAATTTTGAGCTGATGAAACAGTATCGGCAAATATTAAAATTTGGTGTATAGGTCTATTTGGCTTTTTTGCATTTGCATTAATATATAAATCCGTGTCTTTTAAAGTTAATTGGTCATATTTATCTATTGCCTCAATAAACAATGGACTTACATATTTACTTAAATATCTAAGTTGTTTTTTAATTTCATATTGATTTATATCCTTATAATCGTTTAAAATTATTTCTTCTCTTAATTGTTCTGTAGTTAAATTTAGTACATTACCTTCTATTAAAAGATCAACATAATAATCTCCAGCAATATATTTAATTCGTCTTATTGCTTCTTCTTCGATACCTTGTTTTATATCTAAGTTGTAAATATTATTACTATCAATTTGCTTAAATATAGATAATTGGTTTGTGTTATCTGGTGTAGCACTTAATCCTAAAAAATATTTAGCATTTAATCCAGCAATTAAATTACCAAATTTATTAACATCTGTATAATGATGTGATTCATCAACACATACAAACCAATTACCAGTTCTTAGTAAATCATTTAAAATAGATCCTCTACTATTTATTCCAAAGTGAGGAGTTACCATAAAAAACTCAGATTTATTATACTGATGTTCTTTTATAGCAAATGAATCATTTACTTGTACAACAGAATCACCAGAATTACATATAAATTCAAATCCAATTTTTTTACATTGCTTTTTTAAATCTTTGTTAAAATCAATTAATTTAACTGTTGATGGTGCTACATAAAGAAATCTATCGCACTTTCTTTGTTTACGAAGTTCGTAGTAAGCACCAATAGCAGTTAATGTCTTACCATATCCTCCTGGTAAAACTGCTAAATAGGTGCCTTGCCCACCGTTTAAAATCATGTTAATTGTTTCCTCTTGACCTTTACGGTACTGGAATCCATCTTGGTTTTCTTTTTGTGACATTCTAAACATAATAATTGTAGATTATTTATGAAAGTTTGTCCACCAAGACTGTATGGTAAGATATGGTCGGCATGATAGTTGCCCTTGCAAAGTTCAGTTTCGCATATAGCGCACTTAAAGTCTTGCAGTAACAATAATAAATCCTTAGTACGATTATTAGCTACTCTCATATTTTGCTTACCTTACCATCAGTGTGGCGGACTACAGTGTAAATATACATAATTTTATTTACTTTTCCCTTTACTTTTCCAAGGCGGATTCCCTTATACTCTGTTCCCTCTAAAGTGTAAAGTCGTTTTTCTATTTCTTTAATATTATTACTCATAATTAATCCTCTATTACTTTGTATGTAAAACCTTGCTTATGATATTCTATTTCTTTATTAAATGGAATAGGGTAAGCATTGCCCATTCTTTGGCTTAAATTGACAAAATTCCAACCTTTAGGTTTTGCCCATTCCATAAAAATTTGCAAAGATGCCATTGTGCGGTGGCTGTGGCCTGTGACAAAAAAATCATCTTCTCCCCATATCTCTCTATATTCTTTACAATATCCATAACTATCTATTGTACCTCCATCAATTCCTAACATAAAAATATTCTTTGCACCAAGATGATAGGCTAAACCAATAGCATCTAAAAGAATAGTACCTCCAACAAATAAATAATTATCCATCTTTTGTATTAATGGCTTAACATAAAGATCAGTTGTTTCGCAAATGGGCAAACCATCATATTTATAATAAGGGCCTTCATAATATGTAGTACCTCTATTAATATTATTACAATCATAATTAGATAATACAAACTTATAAGGATATTTATAAATATTTTCAATCATTCTTTGATGAAAATTATCTGGTGAATCAATAACTGTATGATGATTTATTACGTAATCAAAATACATATCTTTCAATAAATAGGTATCATTTAAACATATAATAACACTATTATATTTAAAAATATTTATAATATCTGCATAAGGCAAATAATCCAAAGATGATCCGCTGCCAATAATTAAAGCATTAGTTTTATTACCTTTTAAATCTCTGATAAATTTAGTTTCCATTATTTTAATATTCAAGATTAGGAAAAGATGCTTTGACTGTCCAATACTCTGTACTTATGTTACTTCGCACTTTCCATTGGTTACTGGTGTGATAGCCTGACTTCCAAAAGCATTTGCAGATATTATTTACAATGTCCTTTGGCTTCATGCCATTGTTATACTTCGCATAAATAAACTTCTTGCAATTCTTATACCTTGGCAAGTTCATAACATTAGACCAGCCATCAATCATAGACTGATAATCTTTATAAGCCTGAAAATTGCATGGTACTTTCTTCCCTCCCTTGTAACAGTCATCCATTGCTTTCATTTTATTTCCCTTACCGGTGTACTTGATCCCTCCAGGATTAAGAGCTTTCATCATCAACTTTGATTCCAGTCCATTACTTGTTGCCTCAATAATAAAAAAGGCATAGATAACAGATATTGGTAGGTTAGTCTTTTTGTGCATGGAATAAAAAAAGTCATCGTACATAAAAGCTAAATAAATTCTTCTTAACTCTACTAAATTCTTGCCATGCAATCTCTGAAACCCAACGGCATCCATAAAGTCATGCAGCTGATCCTTCTCCATGTTCTTAATATGCTTACCTGGCAGATTTTTAACATCTATTATAAAAGTGTTTTCCTGCGGATATTCTTTTGCTGGATTAGGTGCAGTTTTCTGGGCTTTGTAGCTACTGCCTGCAAAGCTACTAACAAACATGGCAAAGCACATGGTAAGGGCAAGGATGCAGAGCTTGAAAATGTTGCGTCTGCGAGTGATGGGAGAATATACTTCCCATTCAAATTGATTGTTTTTCATACTAATTGGTTTATAAATAATGTTTAAAATGGCATATCATCGCCAAGGTCAACCTTGCCAACTGGCGGATTAGCGTTGTGAGGAGTAGCTTCTGCGGTTGGCTTACCTCCAAATTCTAAAGATGTAACACGGCAGTTTATCATACCAAAGGCTTCAGAGTTCTTAATATAGGCATTTACGCTTCCTGATCCTTCGGCCACAATGTAAGTGCCCTTGGTAATGAATGGAGTGAGTTTAATTGCTCTTTCTCCCCAAATTGAACAACCTATCCAAATAGTCTTTTCTCCAGGTGTACTACCATACACCTTTTCAGTGTGAGCAATGGAAAATGAGCATACAGTTGTATCTCCTACTGTCTTCAATTCGGCATCACTGCCTACTCTTCCAGAAACAATTAGTTTTATCATATTTATTTTTTATTTGCAAATATAATAGAATTATTATACATTTGCATAAATAATATAAAATAATGAATGTACTTACAAAAAAAAGAAAGAGCGTGTTATTAGATGAGGATACACATCGACTACTAATAAGCACGCAGATAAATGTTTCTGCCCTAACTGGAAAGAAGATGCCTATAGCTGAAATTATTAATTATCTATGTGCAGATTGGAAAAAAAAGAATAAATGAAGGTTACTATATTTACATCTTCCAAAAGTCAGGCGACTGATTACTACCGCACTATTGGGCCGTTCTCGAGGTTAGCACTACAAAAGAATTTCTTAGTAGAGATAAAGCAACAAGAAAAGGCAATGTGGTATGACATTTATAATACAGACATTGTAATCATTCAGCGACCTAACAGCACATCATCACTTGGAATCATGGCAGATGCCAAAAGGATGGGCAAGGCTGTAATAATAGACTTTGATGATCACTTACTAAATGTTCCGGAGGATAATCCTGCAGCCTCTTACTTTAGTAATCCCCAAGTACAAAAGCAAATACAAGATACATTTCTATTTGCTGATGTTATCATTGTATCAACTCAAAAGCTATTAGACTTATACAAGCCAATGAGTCAAGGTAAGCCAATGTTTGTTATTCCTAATGGATGGTCACCTACTGACATCCCTATGATCAAGGTGCAAGAGCAACATAAGCCAGTAAGATTTGTTTGGCGTGGAGGTAGTACACACTTTGCAGACCTACACACTATAAAGCCGCAGCTAAACGCTGCAATGGATAAGGATACAGAGTTTACATTTTTTGGTATGCCACAATTCATGATGTATGATTTTAATAAGAAGGCTAACTTTGTAGAGTGGAATAGTATGTTTATCTATTTTACATTCATGCAAAGGATAGAAGGAGACTATGGCTATTATCCCTTATGTCGTAATGAGTTCAATGAGAGCAAATCAAATATCTTTGCTATTGAATGTTTAGCTAATGGTATGCCAGTGTTAGCGGACAAATACTTTAAAGAGTTTAATATGCCTGGAGTAATCAACTATGATTCACCAGAGCATTTTGGTGAGCTTACCGATATGATTATTTCTGGCAACATTGATAAGCTATCTCTCGTTAAAGAGGGAAGAAAGCATCTTAATGAGGTGCTACACATAGACTTACTTAACCAAACACGATACAAGATACTTAAAGGAATATAAATGCCATACATACCTAAGTACATACAGTCAAGCATTAACAAGGCTAAGATGATGCGCAAGCCATCTGGTGAACAAGGTAATTATAACAGTGCATGGCAGAAGGTGAGCGTGAACTATAGACGTTCTAATCCTTTGTGTGAGGTATGCTTAGTCCTTGGTGAGATGGTTGACATAACACCAGGAGATAGGAAAGGATGTGTTGATCACATGATACCTATTACGCGTGGTGGTTCTATGTATAACCTTGGCAACCTATTAGCATTGTGTAAGTCTTGCCATGATACCAAGTCTATACTGGAGAAGTTATCTGTTGCACCTGTTCCTATCTACATGGATGCCGATGCAAAGATACTACCTAAGGACAAGGCCGATGTCATAGCATGGTTGGCACAGCAGGTGCAGAGGAAGAAGAGCATGGAACAGCAAGGACAATGAAAAGCAAGGTCAAAGCAAGGGCAAGAGGCACAAAGGACCGGGGAGGGGAAGGAATTATGGGAAACGTCAGGTTATCGTGTCGTGCAACTTTACGCACAACAAATCAATAGCCTAAAGGGGGGTTTATACAAAACATACAAAAGCAAAAACAAATGAGAGCAAAATCATTAAAAACAAAAGAGTTACAAGGTACT